GTCATGAAAAAAAATCGGGGTAGGCCGATAGACGGCCTAGGGTGACGCGTGACGGGCAAAAGCGCCCTAATCTAGGGGCATGGCCTAGGCACAAAAAAACCCCGCTAGGCGCGAACCTAGCGGGGTAAAGGTACCTTACACGTGTAAGGTCTTAGCCGTTAACAGCATCCTGATAGGCGCGAATTGCTTTGATCAATTGACCGCGATCATGGGCGAGCCAATCGACTAGGCCCTCCGCTGCTTCCGTATCTGCTAAGGTGTTACCGCCTAGCAGGAAGGCTGCAGCCTTCAAGAGACTTTCGCCGGACCGGACTTCGCCACCGTCAAACGCGACAGACTTAGGGGCGGCGACCTTGGGTCCGGAAGCCTCACGTTTTGGCGCAACGGCTCGCGCCATATCGGCATAGGAGCCGTTTTCTTTGGAGCCGTCACACGTGACGAGCTTATCCTTGTAGGCCTCGTATTTTTCGATCGCGCTTTCCTTTGCGTCAGCGGCGGGAGCGTCGTGCAAAATCACATAGGGCACACGTAAATCGTACCCGCCGTTTTCCGCTCCCTTGGACTTGTTTTGCTTCAATTGGATATTGGCGCGAACCACCTCTGCCATATCGTCTGACAAGATATTGGCAGTTATGACAGCCCCAACCAAATTGTGCGCGACAGGAAGAGAGCGCCGAAGTCCTGCTTTGATTGCAGGGGTAGCTTTGTCAGATGGGCAAGAGAACAACTTAGCAAGTACCGCATTGCTCATAGCGTTCTTCTGAGCGTTTGAGTACCGCTCCCAAGTCTCGCCTACCATGTCGTTTAGGTCGAACGAGAGCACCTCTGTAACGTCACCTTTTTTGTCGGTGACGTCTGCTTGGAACGACATAACAAGCCATGCTTGGCAAAGTACGTAGGTCGATAGGACGTTGGCGCGAGAGGCTTGTTTCTCGCTAGCTTGCCAAGCGGTAACCGATTGCGCGGCATAGTCCAAAATCGCAACAAAGCCATTGGCAACGGTGGTAGCAGTTTGAGCAGTGGTCATTTGAGTAGTCCCTAGGTTAATGGGCAATGCGCCCGCGCGCGGAAGAGAGTTCTCCCCCGGCAAGAAAGAGATTAGGCTTATTCTGTTGTCATGTCAACAGCACTAGATGCCTTACACGTGTGAGGCATGTCATGGATTTTGTGCGCAAGGGGAAGGGGGGAGGGGGGGGAGGGGGTATGGGACCGGACCCGTATCTGGATGGGTGGTATCCTTAAGTAGTGCGTAAACCGCAACCCCTATTTTTTAGGTAGTGTTAACTAGCAAACAGTGTTGCCCTAATTCGCGGACAGTGTTACGTTTACACATGTCAGACGAACACATCACATCCCTAGAACTGCGCCGAGCCACCGCACGAGAAGACTGCGGATGGGTAATTCATAGACATGACATGGAACACACAAGCGAGATGGAGTGCGACTGTGGCCCACTAATACTCACACAAGCTCAGATCAGGGCACACACCCACGTATCCCTCCAAGAAATACTCGATCAACATTACAGGGTCCACTAATGGAAGACCGCGACTATAAGCTACAGGAAATCCTTGAGACCTATAGGCGCGATGGCTCTCTTATACGTGAGAAGTCCCGTGTGCTGGTGGAGACGTGGCTTGATCAAATCTATCCGCGCCTTATTGACCCTGACATGCCTACCTCTGGTCTGCTGGATATTGGTAAAGTACTAATCGAACTTGGCGACCTAAAACCCAAGAACTCCGTAGCACAACAAACATCCGGCCCCGGCTTCAGCATTACAATCAACGTGCCCTCGCATACAGGTGCACCCATCACGGTTATAGATGGCACGGCTACAGTGGCTGAGGAGAATAATAAACCCCCAGAGCTTGAAGACTTGGATGAATTGTCCGCAATGCCAGAGCACATTGGCATAAAAGTTCCTGACTTCGATCTGAACGATGACCTGATGGGGCCACAGCTAGAGGAAGACGATGATGTTATGTGATGCGCTAGAGAAGATATGCCCGAAGTGCAAAGAGACTAAGTTGCTCACGGAGTTTAGAAAATGCTCATCATCCAAAGACGGGCTACAATACTCTTGTAGGGCTTGCATGTGTGCTGTTGTTGCTAGGTGGAAAAAAGCCAACCCCGAAGCAAATAAAGCCCACTCTTCTAGACACTACCAAAACCGCGCTGAACACATAAAAGCTAGAGCTTCTGCGTATCAAAAAGCTAATAAGGATGTAATTAAAGCTACTAGAGCACGTTGGATTGAGAAAAACCCTCAATCCATAAAAACCATAAAGTCTAATTGGAACAAAGCCAACCCCGGTTACCTTGCGTATAGTGTTAGTGCCCGTAGAGCAGCAAAATCGCAACGTACACCTGCGTGGGCGGACAAAGACTCTATTAAACAAATATACATTGAGTGTAGCAATCGCCGCGCTCAGGGAGAAGACGTAGTAGTGGACCACATTATACCTTTAAGAGGTAAACTGGTTAGTGGTTTACACGTAGCCGAGAACTTACGCATTATACCCGCTAGAGAAAATCTTCTCAAAAACAACAAGTTTGATCCTGAACATGTCCACAGTTAATTACAACCCACCACCATCCACAGTTCCGTTCCTAACAAGCGAGAGCTTTATCTCACTGATCATTGGACCTGTCGGCTCGACGAAGACGACAGCAAGTATTATGAAGATAGCTTACCATGCAAGTAGAATGGCTAAGTCGCGTGATGGTGTTAGGCGTAGTCGAGCAGTTGTGGTGCGTAATACTCGTGAGCAGCTTCGAGATACAACTATTCCAGACTTCATGAAGTGGTTTCCTGACGGGATTGCTGGTAGTTATTTAAAGACGGAGTACAAGTATACTCTCAGATTTGATGATGTTGAGTGTGAAGTACTATTCCGAGGGCTTGATGATGCTAACGACACTAGGCGTCTACTTTCTTTACAAGCTAGTTTCGGGATTATGGACGAATTCCGAGAAATCAACCCTCAAATCTTCGAAGCCCTGCAAGGACGACTAGGTCGTTATCCAGATGGGATGATGGTAGAGCATCGCCCTGAGTGGGGTATAGATAGTAAAGGCAACCCAATACAGGGCTGTGTTACAGATGACGGTAAGCCTAACGCGCACCTGTGGGGCGCTACCAACCCTCCCGACATGGACACATGGTGGGAAAAATTTATAAGTGAGCCTCCTGCTAACGCCAGTATTACGATACAACCTAGTGGACTGTCTCCAGATGCTGACTGGGTTAAGTACCTACCGTCTGATTACTACGATAACCTTGCTGAAGGTAAAGCTGAAGAATGGGTAGACGTGTATATACACGCCAAATTCGGCAAATCGCTGTCCGGAAGGCCCGTTTTTAGCTCCTTTAGGAGCGATTTTCATGTGTCAAAAGAGCCACTTAGACCCATCAGATCAGGTGAAAAACCACTGATTTTGGGGGTAGATTTCGGTCTTTCGCCCGCCATGACGATCTCACAGATGGATATGCATGGTCGGTTGTTGACGTTTGCGTGTGCTGTGTCTGAAGGCATGGGGATTACGCGGTTTACGCAGGAGAAGGTTAAGGCGGTAATAGGCGGGGGGGTTTCGGGACCGCCTTGTTAAATCATAGGCGACCCAGCAGGTTCACAGAGGGCGCAGACGGACGAGAAGTCTTGCTTTGATATACTGAAGGCCGAAGGCTTCCGCGTCCTCCCAGCGCGAACCAACAGCATCGTGGCGCGTATTGCTGCGGTGGAGAAGTTCCTGTCACGTCAGGTCGAGGGCGGAGCAGGTCACTTGATCGACCCAAGCTGCCTAGAGTTGATACGTGCCATGCGCGGGGGCTATCGATACAAGATGCGTAAGACAGGTGAGACGGACGCAACGCCGGAGAAGAACTCACATAGCCACGTAGCAGATGCACATCAGTATGCTTGCCTACACGCAGATGGTGGTGAGATGTTCGGTACTAATATTCAGGTGCAAAAACGAGAAGTTATCCGTGTCAAGTCCGGTGGGTGGACTTAATTGACCTACCAGTTGCGCCATGATAACTTAACATAGCAAACCCTCGGAGGTTACATGAAACCCTTTAATTCCTCGCAAACAGTAAAGCTGACCTCGACCACGTCGTCTCAGACGGTTACTGTGCCTAACGGCTACAACAGCCTAACCATCTACAATGGTGGTATCTACCCAGTGTATTTTGCGTATGGCGCGTCTGTTGCTGTGCCGACCGTAGGTACTTGGGTTAACAGTGTGATTTCTGTACAGCCCGCTACGACTCAAGTGTTTGCCAACATGCCTGTCGGCGGCACCATGGCTTACATCGCAGAAACTGCTGGCGGCACGGTTCTCTTATCTGTTGGTGAGGGTATCTAAATGATTCGTAGTCGGCAGCGTCCTCGCGTAAGCGGCGGTAGCGGAGGCATCACGCCATCCTTGCTGCTTGATTTTTTGTCGGCTGGATCACTTGATAACCGCATCACATTCTCACGCGGCACCAATGCCACGCTGATTGACAGCACGGGCCAATTGACGTTTGCACCCAGCAATATGTTTACCAACAGCGAGAACTTTGGAAATACGTCTTGGACAAAGACTACCGCTACAATTACGGCCAATACCATTGCTGCTCCAAACGGTACGTTAACGGCTGACAAGCTCGTAACGGATAGTACTGCCGCGACTACGCACTCTGTTGGCGTAAACGTAACTGCTCAAAACGCAGTTAACTATGGCTACTCGCTATATGTAAAAGCGGCAGAGCTTACACAAGTTGCCTTGCTGCTTCCAGCAACGCCATTTGGAACTGTTCAAGTTATTTTTGACCTTGCAACTGTTTCAACCATTGGAACCACAGGTTCGCCGCTTTGGACTAGCATTGTCGCCGTCGGTAATGGCTGGTATCGCATCGGTATTGGTGCAACGGCCACGTCAACTGGTACAGGGCTTACACAAATTCGCTTGGCAAAAACTGGCAGTGTCACATTTGACGGCAATGGCACAGACGGTATTTACATCTGGGGCGCTCAAATTGGCGCTATTACTTACGAAACCGCGCCACGACCATATAATAGTACCACACCTAAGAACCTGCTTGCTCGAACAGAAGAGTTTGATACGGGAGGCTGGGCAAAGACCGGATCAACTGTAACAGCAAATGCAGTAAACGATCCTAATGGTTATTTAAATGCTGATAAGATCGTTGAAGATTCTGCCCTATCTGCACACCTTGTCACTCAGACCAATGCCTATGTTGTAGGTACAAAATACACGCTCAGTGTCTATGCAAAAGCTGCTGAAAGGCGGTATATGCAGATAATATTGACAACTGCATCATTTGGCTCAACTCTAGTTAGCGCATTTGACCTTGTGAATGGAGTCACTGCTGTAGGTGCTGGTTCCGTAACATCATCAATTACGGCTGTGGGTGATGGCTGGTATCGCTGCTCCATGACCGCAACAGCTACGGCTAGCGCATCGTCTGGCTTACAAATTCGCATATCTAGCGCACTTGCTACAGGCGCGGGAAACACCTATCAGGGCGACGGAACCTCCGGCATTTATCTCTGGGGCGCTCAACTGTCCGACAGCGGAAGCCTAGACCCATATGTGTATAACGGAACTAGCGCAGTCATAGCCTCTACGGCCTATTATGGCCCACGTTTTGATTATAACCCCGTCACGCTTGCACCGCTGGGTTTGCTAATCGAAGAAGCGCGTACAAATTTACTGCTTAATAGCGCGACCTTGTCCACACAAATTGTCACGACCACGGCCCAAGCCTACACGCTTTCGTTTTACGGCACAGGTACGATTGTTCTTGCAGGTACTGCAACGGGAACGCTAGCTGGAACCGGGGTATTTCCTAATCGTGTAAGCCTTACCTTTACGCCAACGGCTGGGTCACTGACGCTTACGGTGACGGGTACCGTGTCCAATGCCCAACTAGAAGCGGGCGGATTTGCTACAGCGTATATCCCAACAGCAGCGGCATCTGTTACCCGCTCGGCTGACGTAGCTAC